CCGGAAGCTTACCTCGAACTGGCCGAGGACATGGAAGAACGCGATCTGCACTATGCGGGCGTGCTGTCCATCCGAAAGCGGCAGGTTTCTGGCCTTGAAATGACGGTCGTTGCCGCCGGTGAGACCGCCGAGGAGATCGCCGACGCCGATCTTGTGCGTGAGGTGATCGGCCGAGACACGTTCGAAGACGAAGTGATCGACATGCTCGATGCGCTGGGAAAGAGTTACTCGGCGACGGAAATCATGTGGGACACCTCCGAAGGCCAGTGGATGCCGGCGGCTCTGAAATACCGGGATCCGCGTTGGTTCATCTTCGACCAGGACGACGGCGAAACGTTGCTGTTGCGCGACGTCGCCGGCAATATCCCGCTGCTCCCGTTCAAATGGATCGTCCATCGCGCCAAGGTCAAATCAGGCCTGACCATTCGCGGCGGTCTGGCAAGAGCCGTCGCCTGGACGTTCCTGTTTAAAAGCTTCACCGCCAAGGATTGGGCGATCTTCTGCGAAGCCTATGGCCAGCCGCTTCGTCTGGGCAAGTTCGGCCCCGATGCGAGCAATGATGACAAGGATATGCTGCTGTCGGCTGTTGCCGGTATTGGTGCCGACTTTGCAGCGATCGTTCCGGCGTCGATGTCCATTGACTTCGTTGAAGCGTCGATCTCCGGTTCCCACGAGCTATACGAGAAACGGCAGGACTGGCTCGATCGACAGGTTTCCAAGATCGTCCTCGGCCAGACCGCAACAACCGATGCCCAGGCTGGCGGCTATGCTGTCGGCAAGGTGCATGACGGCGTGCGGGATGACATCGAGCGATCGGATGCAAAGCAGCTCGCCGCCACCCTTAATCGTGACCTCGTGCGGCCGCTGATCGATCTCAATCGCGGCCGGCGCAAGTCCTACCCGAAAATCACCATCGGCCGGCCAGACGAGATCGATGTCGAAAAGATGGTCAAGAACGTTTCCACGCTGGTCCCGCTCGGCCTGAAAGTCGGCATGGCGTCGATCCGCGACAAGATCGGGGTTCCCGACCCGGCCGAAGGCGAGGAGCTGCTGCTGCCTGCCTCGAAGGCCGCACCGCCGCCTGTTGATCCACTGAAGGACAAGCCAATTGGCCTTCCAGGTCAAGTCGCAGCCAACAGCGCCACGCTTGGCGGTGTGAAGGTGACAGACGCGATCGACGACGCTGTCAGCATCGTCATCCAGGGCGACTGGGAACAGATGATATCGCCGATCGTCGTTGGCCTCGAAGAGAAGATCGCTGCAGCGACCAGCCCGGAGGAAGTCAAAGCCATTCTGCAGGAGGCCGGCCAGAGCATGGATCTCAACACGTTGACCGAACAGCTTGCCCAGCTTTGCTTTGCCGCCCGCCTGTTCGGCGAGGCTAATGAGGGTTTGACCAGTGGCAGCTGAATTGAAGGGACTGAAACCCGAGCTGGCCATTGCCGCGCTGAAGCGGCGCGGCCTTAACCTCGATCCGTCGTTTTCATGGCAGGACATTTATGGCGAGCTGCACGGCCAGATGTTCACAGTCGCCAAATCGACCGGCTATGACATTCTCGACGATATCTTCAAGGCGCTTTTGAAGGCTCTTTCAGAGGGCCGGACCTACGAGCAGTTTGCGCGCGAGCTGACGCCACTGCTGCAGCAAAAGGGCTGGTGGGGTCGCCAGCTGGTCGAAGATCCGATGACAGGCCAGATGGAACCGGCGCAGCTCGGCTCGGCCAAGCGGCTGCAGATCATCTTCGACGCTAACATGCGCGTGAGCTACGCGGCCGGCCACTGGTCGAACTTCGAGCGCAACAAGAGCACCCGGCCATATCTGCGCTACGTCACCATGCACGACGACGTGGTGCGGCCAGAGCACGCCGCCCGACACAATCTCGTGCTGCCGGTCGATCATCCTTATTGGAACAAGTGGGCGGCACCATGCGGCTGGCGATGCCGTTGCACGATGCAGAGCCTTTCCGAGCGCGAGATCCGGCAGCTACAGGCCGAGGGCGAGATCCTGATTTTCGAGCCACCGGCTGACGTGCTCGTGCCGTGGACGAACAAACGTACGGGCGAGGTCAGGCAGATCCCGAAAGGCATAGATCCGGGCTGGGATCACAATCCGGGCAAAAGCGGTTTTATGGCTACCGAGGTCCAGATACAGGCCAAGAATGCCGGGCGCGACATAAGCCCGTAGGAGCGCGTAGGACGCTCTGACGCCCGGATACTCGTGCCAGACCCACAAAACGCGCCCACGGGCTTTGAATGCGGTTCGATTTCGAAGCTTGAATGGTTCCCCCCTCGTGATATGTCTTGGGTGGATCAGCTGACGACCTGATCCCAAACACCCACAAACCGTAGTGTCTGTTTCGCTTTGCGCCGTGCGGGCACATTGCCCTCATGAAAAACGTCGTCATCTCACCTTTCCCGGCAGACATCGCCGCCCATTCCACTGCGCTGATCGCCACCGATGCCACGCCGATCGACGGCACGTCGGGCCGCTGGGTCATGCTTCTGCCAAAGGGCACCTTCTCCGGTCGCGACGGTCGCGGCCCTTGGATGGTCGGCTCGGATAACGATCTTCAACAGATCGTCGCTTCGACCCTTCAGCGCGCCGGAGCCACCGAGCTGGTCATCGACTACGATCATCAAACGATGTTCGGTGCGGTGCCCGGCGTCGGCGGACGCGCGCCGGCTGCTGGCTGGATCAAGAAATTCGAGATCCGCCCTGAAGGTCTGTTCGGCCTGGTCGAATGGACGGAGACGGCCGCGCAAAGCATCCGCGCTGGCGAGTATCGCTACATTTCACCCGTCTACCGGTTCCTGCCGAACGGCAAGATCCTGCAACTCATCTCGGCTGGGCTGACGAATGTCCCCAACCTCGATCTTGCCGCCGTCGCTGCAAGCGCTCTCCCCAACCACCAAGAAACGGAAACCAACATGAAATCCATTGCCAAGGCCTTGGGTCTCCCCGAGGACGCGAGCGAGGCGGAGATCCTGACCGCCACGAACGCAGTGCTGACGTCAAACACTGCCCTGGTGGCAGCAGCCGGCGTCACCAAGTCGGATGAGGCCATCACCGCAATCGCCGCGATGCGCAGCAACGTCGGCACAGTCGATCCAACGAAGTACGTCCCGATCGCCCAGGTCGTCGCCATGCAGGAAAGCATCAAAACCCTGCAGACCAGCGTTTCCGCCGACAAGGCCGAAACGGCCGTCAACTCGGCGATCGCAGAAGGCAAGCTGCCGCCCGCCCTGAAGGACTGGGGTCTGGATCTCCACAAGACCAACACGTCGGCCTTCGACGCCTTCATCAGCAAGTCGCCGGTGCTGACCGCTGCACAGCGTGCCGTCACACCGCCAACAGGCAAGACGGACGCCGCCCTGGACGATGCTGACATCGCGATCATGAGCCAGATGGGCCTCACCCGCGAGGAAATGCTGAAAGCCAAGACGAACTTGGAGGCAAGCCATTGAGCGCGCTCACAGCAGATCGCAACACGAAGCGCCGGGAAGCGCACAAGCGCGTGTTCCCGGTCGCCGCCGGCGCGGTGATCTTTGCCGGTGCCATGGTTGGCATCAATGCCGCCGGTTTTGCAGTCCCGGTAACCTCCGTCGCTACGTTGAAGGGTGCCGGCCGCGCCGAACGCCGCGCCGACAACACCGGCGGCGCTAACGGCGCTATCTCGGTCGAAGTTTCGACCGGAACGTTCGCTTTCGCCAACTCAGCGAGCGCGGATCTTCTTACTCAGGCCGATTGCGGAAACGACGTCTACGGCGTCGATGACCAGACGGTCGCGAAAACATCGGGGTCCGCCACTCGGTCGGTCGTCGGCAAAGTTTACGACGTGGACGCCGCCGGCGTCTGGGTCAAGTTCTCCTAAGGGGCGGAAATGGACATCAACAGCGTTACACTCAAATCCGCGAATGTCGCCTTTTCGGCGGCATTCGCCCGAGGCCTCGGCGCTTCGACCAGCCTCTACAACCGGGTCGCCACCGTCGTCCCTTCGACCACGAAGTCGCAGGAATACGGCTGGCTCGGCAAAGCACCCCGTTTCCGCGAATGGCTCGGCGACCGCGTCATCAATGCGATGGCGAAGCACGGTTACACGCTCACCAATCGTTCGTTTGAAACCACGATCGGCGTCGATCGTGACGACTTCGACGATGACAACCTCGGCATCTATGCGCCATTGTTTGAAGAACTGGGCAGCGCCGGCGCGACATTCCCAGATGAGCTGGTTTTCGAGCTGCTGAAGCTCGGCTTCGTTACCAACTGCTACGATGGCCAGTATTTCTTCGACGCCGATCATCCGGTGCTCGATGCGCTGGGCAACATCACTTCCGTGGCAAACACCGATGGCGGTACCGGCACGCCTTGGTTCCTGATGGACGTGTCACGTCCGCTGAAGCCGCTCATCTACCAGGACCGCAAGAAGTTCACCAACCTGATACGGATGGACAAGGAAGACGACGCCAACGTCTTTTTCCGGAAGGAATACCTCTACGGCCTGGACGGTCGTTGCCAAGTCGGTTTCGGCTTTTGGCAGCAGGCTTGGGGCTCCAAGCAGCCGCTCGACGCCGCGCACTATGAAGCCGGTCGTGTTGCTCTCGGCAACATGAAGGGTGACGGCGGTCGTCCGCTCGGCATTAACCCGCGTCTCCTGGTCGTTCCGCCAAGCCTCGAAGGTGCCGCAAACGGCATCGTACAGAGCGCACTCGTGAACGGCGGCGAAACCAACAAATGGGCCGGCACTGCCGAAGTCCTCGTAGTTCCCTGGCTGGCTTGACGGCGACAGCTAAGGCGAAAGACGCCGCCCGGTTTGTGGCCCGGGCGGCGGTTTTTGAACAAGGGCCGGTAACGCGACCATTTTTCAACAACCGAAGGACCGTCAGATGAAGAAGACACTTTCAGCTTCGCGGGCAGCTTTACAGGCTGCGCCGATTAGCACAGCAAGCGGCGTCACCGGCGAGGTCAGCACTGTCGATGCGCTCGGCCTCGGCGCTCACCAGGACGACAATCTGCCGGGCGATCTCGCCGGCGCTCTTGCCACTGGTGAAGCGGCCCGGCTCGGCGACACCGACGTCATCGTTACCGGCATCGATCTCGGTACCGAAGTGCCTGTAGCCGGTCTCACCGTCTCTGAAGTTACCGAGATCATCGACAGCAACGCCGCAGGCGACCTTGCTGCTAGCAAAATCGGCGCAGACCCACTTATCATCGCGAATACTGGCGAGGGCTCCACAACAGCATTGACGACTGCTGTTGCACCACTCGACGCGGGCACCGGAGTGACACGACCCGCAACCTCTCCGTATAAGGAGCCGTCCGGAGAGACCTTCTCATCCGACACCTTCCTGCCGATGGCCGAGCGGGAAGGCTGGCAGGATGACGACGGCGACACGGCCATTACATCCGCCCTCTCTGATTTCACCAATACCACCCAAGGCGACCTGACCGGAGAGGCTGGCAATCTGGCCAGCCTCTCAGATCTCTCCGACTTGGATCTGGCCGATCAGTTCGGGGAAAAGCTCGGCCTCGTACCTCAGGCCGACGCATTGCGCGAAGCAGGCGTTCCGGTCGCTTGGCTGATCGAAGAAAAGACGTTTTCGAAAACGCACCCGCTGACCCATGCTGCGATCACCAGCCACCACGGCGCGGCCGAGCCGGAGCTTCGCGTGACGGCCAAGGTCGCCGGCTTTCGCCGTGCCGGCTTCGCACACCCGACCAGCGCCACTCTCTACCCGATCATGTCGCTGACACCCGACCAGGTGGAAGCAATTCTGGGCGAGCCGCTGCTCGTCTCCGAACTGATCTGATCGGATAACCCATGGCGTATGTCACGAAACAGGGATTGATCGACCGGTTCGGGGAGCAAGAACTGATCGAGCTTACCGACCGCGAGAACATCCCTGTTTCGACGGTCGATGACGTGGTGGTCGGTCGCGCGATCGACGATGCCTCGGCTTTTGCTGATGGCTACCTGAAAAAGGTTTTGCGCCTGCCTTTGTCGGTCGTGCCGCCAGTTCTCGAAAAGACGGTCGCGGATATCGCCCGCTATTACCTCTATGGAAAGGCCGCGGATAAAGACAGCCCAGTCACCCGCGCCTTCAATGAGGCGACCGCTTTCCTTCGCGATGTTTCGCGCGGCCTGGTCGAACTCGGCAATGGTGCTGAAACGCCCGTCGCGGCCGGCGGTGGTCAAGTCAAGGTCAGTGCACCTGGTCGTGTGTTTACCCGCGACAGTCTGAAGGGCTTCTGATGGCCGGCTCAAAGATCACGCTTCGCGACACAGCCTCGGCCGTCATTACCCGCATCGTTGGCGCAGCTCGTCACCCAGGCGAGCTCATGGCCACTTATGCAGCTCTGCTGCTGACATCGACCCAGCGCCGCTTCGAGCGCCAGATCGACCCGGAGGGCGTTGCCTGGAGGCCGCTATCGAAGCGGACGGCCGCTGGACGGATTGGCCGGCGCAAGCGTGGCACCTCGAACATTCTGCGCGTGACCACCCGGCTCTACCAGAGCATCGCGACCGCGTCCGACGACACCAGCGCCGAGGTCGGCACGAACTTGGAATATGGCGCGGTTCATCAGTTCGGTGATGAGATCACGCAATATGCCCGTAGCCAAAAGCTATCGCTGAAGAAGATCCGGACGAAATACCGCTTCGTCAAACCCGGTACCAAGGGCGCTGTCGAGCGCAACATTACGATCAAGGAACACACGGTTCGCATCCCGGCCCGGCCATACCTCGGTTTCAGCGAGCCTGACATCAAGGCGCTGATCGACGCCGGCCAAGACTACCTGAAACAGGAGATGCTCCGTTGATCCAAGCCATTCTTGAACGGCTGATGGAAGACGGCACGCCTTTCCGGATTGCCGGCGGCGCTGCCCAGCTCGCCGACGTGAAGGATACGCCGACAGCTATGCCGGCCGTCTACGTCTTTACGTCGGATGAGCGATCGGCACCAAGTGACCGCGTCGGCGGCGCGATCCTTCAGCGCACCACGGCGACGATCGGCGTCGTCATGGTCACCCAAAACCTTTCCAAGTCCAACAATGCCGCCGCTACAGGCGATATCGAGGCACTCAAAACCTTCTGCCGGCGCAAGCTCATTGGCTTTGATGCCGGCCAGCAGATCGACCCTCTCGAACACTTGGCTGGCGAGCTGCAGCAAGCACTCAGCGGCACGGTCTGGTTCGAAGATGCCTTCACCACAGCCTACTACCTCCAGGAGGACGAATAATGCAGGGCGGCAGCTACATCAGAAACAACGACGGTTCCTTGAAACTCGTGCAGCGTACGGAACCAGTCGAAGAAGCCAAGGTGGTGGAAGCCGCCCTGGACGGGGCCTCCTCGTCCCCGTCAACGGAGGCGGTAGGAGCAACCGCCTCCGTTGAACCCGAAACCAAAGCAAGCTCCTCGTCCAAGAAGGTCAACTGATCATGGCGCGTTTTTTCAGGAACCGGGCGATCCTTTGCAAACCCGAAACCGTCTACGGCACCGATGCAGTACCGACCGGTGCGCTCAATGCCATGCTAATGACCAACGTCGTCTACAACCCGTCGGTCGGTGAAGAGGTCAGCCGGGATCTCGTCTTGCCTTGGATGGGTCACCAGGGAGTGATGCTGGTCGGCTCCTATGCCACGCTCTCCGGCGATATCGAGATTGCCGGCGCTGGCGCAGTCGGTGTCGCTCCAGCGTGGGGTCCGATGCTTCGGGCTTGCGCTTTCGCCGAGGTCATCACAGCGGCAACCGACGTACAATACACGCCGATTTCCAGCGTGCAGGAAAGCGTTTCAATCTATTTCCACATCGACGGCGTCAAGCACGCGATGATCGGTGCGCGCGGAAACGTGTCACTGTCCGTCACTCCAAAGCAGATCCCGCGTTTCAGCTTCACCATGACGGGTCTGCTAGGCACCATTGCCGACACAGCAAACCCACCGGTGACGACCGCATTCAAAAAGCCGGTACCGGTCAACAAGGCCAACTCGACATTCTCGCTTCATGGTCTGGCTGCAGCTTGCGAAGGCTTCACGTTCGATCTCGGCAACCAGATCGAGCCGCGCTTTCTGATCGGCGCAGAAAGCATCGAACACGTCGATCGCCTCATGACCGGCAGCGCCGTCATGGAAGCCGTCGCTCTGGCAACCAAGAACTGGTTTGCAGTCGCCGACGACGGCACGCTCGGTATCCTGACGGCCCAACATGGCACCGTCGCCGGCAACATCGTCAAGTTTGACGCTCCGGCCGTCCAGATCGGCCGGCCGACTTATGGCGAAACACAGAAGATCGTCAACAACACGCTCCCGCTGATGATGACGCCTGTCGTCGGAAACGACGAATTCAAAATCACTGTGAAGTGATCCTGAAAGCCGGTTTAGGCCGGCTTTCAAACCCAACTAACGAGGAACCTATTCATGTTTAAAATGGTCAAGACGCTCACGACCTGGTGGCCGGTTACAATCTTCGAGCCGAGCGCTGACAAGCCCGGCACCTTCGAAGAATTCAGCTTCGATATCGAATTCGAGATCATCGATCGAGACGAACAGAAAGCCAATGCCGACGCCCGCGCGGCGATCTTTGCTGAAGGCGTCGCCGACACCAGCGAGGCCAATCTGCGGCTGATGCAGACCAAGCTCGATGCGCAGCAGCTGAAGGAATTTCAGCGCGTCGTGCGCAACTGGCGCGGCATCGTCGATGACAAAGAAAAGTCGTTTCCGTTCACCGACAAGAACCTGCTCGAAATGATGAAGCGCGACCACATCCGCGAAGGGATCAACGCGGCCTATTCGGACGCCATTGCTACCGGCAAGGCCCGCTTGGGAAACTAACACAAGCGGCCGCTGCGTGGGTCTATGCCCGTAGCGGCCGCGCCGATCGCGCATTACCGGCCGTCGTGGATGAGGATGCCCTTTCGGACTTCAAGGCGTTCGGCGTCACGGTCGAAATCGAGCAGTCGGAAAAGAGCGACGATATCGAGATCTTGGAATGCAACTGGCCTTCGCTCGAAGCCTTCCTTGCCTGCTCGACACAGTGGCGCGTCGTCACCTCGACGTCCGGCGGCATGAACGGCCTGACATCCCGAATGGTCTTTATCGGCCTCGACTATACCGCCTGCAAAATGGTGCTCCGGCACCTCAAAGCGGCAGCTCACATTTTCGATGATCTACGGGCGATGGAAGAAGAAGCCTTGCCGCATCTCAATGAGGTTGATCAATGACCACGCCTCTTAAAATTTCAGCCAAGATCGAGCTGGACGCTACCCAGACGTCTCAGGGCGCAGCAACCGCAAACGCGGCTGTTGCCAGCATCGGTTCTGCGGCAGACCAGACAACGGCGAAGCTTCAAAAGATGCAGGCTGCGTCGGCTGGGCCCGGCACGCCTGCCGGCGCTGGTGCTGGCACGACAGCCAACCAGAATGGTGGCCGACCGAACACCGCTCCAATCACGGCCGAGGGCAAGGCGCTCGATGATTTACGAGCAAAGTACAGCCCGCTTTATGCGACGGTCCGGGCATACAAAACCGAGGTGGCTTCGATCAAAGCCGCCAACGCGGCTGGCGCACTGTCGATGAATGAAATGACGGCTGCGATCCAACGGCAGCGTCAAGCCACGCTATTGTCGATCGACGCGTTAAAAGGCCGTGCAGCGGCGATCCGAGCGAGTGCAGCCAACGGCGCGTCGGCTGGACAACAGCGTGCTGTTGCGACCAGCTTGGCAGCGCAAGGCCAGGACATTTTTGTTTCCGCTCTGGGCGGGATGTCTTCCGGAACCATCGGCTTCCAACAGGGCACTCAGATTTCCGGTGCCCTGCAGCAGCTGGGCAGCGGTAAGGAAATGTTGAAGGGCTTGGCGACTGCAGCCGTGTCGCTGGTCAGCCCGGTATCGATCGCGGCAATCGGCCTGACAGCCGCCGCAGCCGCAGCCATCCATTTCGGCATGGAGGCTTTCACAAGCGTTAATACCGTCACTGACGCGCTCGAAAAGCACGATGCGACCCTAAAGAACATTAAAGCCCGATATGACGAGGCCGCTCTTTCGGGCGAGCAATTCGGCCAGCGCGCCCAGCAGGCCATCTCGTTTGAGGCAAACCAAGACCGCCTCAATCTTCAAAAAGTCAGAGACAACGGCGTCAGTTCGTTCGTCAGCCAGGCATCGTCATTCGATCGTTCACAGTACGAATTTCCAGGCGCAGATATGGCCGGGATTTCCGAGCAGGTGACCAAGGACAAATTCGGGCCATTCGCCGCGATCGTCAGCGAGTTCATCGACAAAGCCCGCACGGGCAAGGCCGACGTGCTGACCTTGAATGAGCAGGTCCGAAATCTCGCCAACAGCAACCCGACCGACAAGGGCCTGCAAAGCGTCGCTAAGAATATCCTACTAATGACAGGCGATGCCACCAAAGCGGCCGAGGCATTGAAGGAACTCAACGTTCAGCAGACGGCGCTTTCATCACGCGCCAGTCGTGGCGTTATAATCAATTCGGCCGCCGACGATGCACGTCGCGCCTATCTCGACCAAAGCGACATTGTCCGCGAGTTGAACGCCCGACAGGCCGCTAGCCAAGCCAGTCTGTTCGCGAAATCACCGGCCGAGAAAGCCGCAGCGGCGCGCGCAGCGGCGGCGATGGATCGAGTGGACACCGACAATCCCGATACCAGGGCGACCAGAATTGCAATGGCCGGGAAAGATGCCCTGATCCGTGCCGAGAAAGAATTGAAGGATGCACAGACCGAGCGGACCCGCGCGCTTCAAAACTCGATCGACGATCAGCAGTTTGAATTATTTTTGATTGGAAAAACCGTTGGCGAGCAAGAACGTCTCCGGATGGAGCACCGCCTGCTCGCCGAACTGCGCGCCGAGGCGGCACGCAACGGCACTGAAATCGACAAGACCGAAATCGAAAACATCCAGAAAAAGACGGCCGAATATGGCCGGTTGAGAGAAGCGTTCAACGCATACTCGACCGGTGTCACCAGTCGCGGCGCTGTCATCAATTCGCCGGCCGATGATGACCGTCGCGCATACCTCGACCAGAGCGGCACGGTTCGCGAAATGCAGGAGCGGCAAGCCGCTAGCCAAGCCAGCCTGTTTGCCAAGTCTGCAGCTGAGAAGGCGGCGGCTGCGCGAGTTGCTGCAGCACTTCAGGTGGACACCAACGAAAACCCGACGACCAGGGCGGCACGTATTGAACTGGCCGGCAAGGATGCCTTGATCCGAGCTGAGAAGGAATTGGCTGATGCCCAGCGCGAGCGCGGCCGTGCACTGGAAAGCTCGATGGCACAGCAGCAGCTTGAACTGTCGCTGATCGGCAAAACCGTTGGCGAGCAAGAGCGTCTTCGGATGGAATTTCAGCTGATCGCCGAACTGAAGGCTGAAGCTGCTCGAAGCGGCACCACGGTCGATGAAGCCGAAATTGCCCGGATCAAGGAAAAGGCAGCTGCCTATGGCAAGGTTGCCGAGCAGATAGCTGCGCAAAAGGCGCTGCTGGGCCAAGATCAGGAAGTTGCAGACCTTCGCACTCGGATCTCACTCGCTGGCGAAAGCGAACAGGTGCGCAGCCGTGGCATCAACGCCTTGGAAACAGAGAACCGCATACGGGATCTCGGCCTCGCCAAGGGTAGCGCCGAGGCGGAGCAATATAGGCAGAAAGCGGCGTTGATCGCCGACCAGACAAGCCAGCTGAAGCGGCAGGAAGAAGCGTGGTCTCAAGTCCGAGGAACAGCTGAAGGCACAATTGACAGCATCGTCGATAAATTCAGCGAAGGGGATTTTAAAGGAGGGCTGGACGATATCGCCAAGGATTGGAAAAAGACCATCCTTGAACTGGGCGTCACCAACCCCCTAAAAAATGGCCTCCTCGGCACGAGCAAAGGTACCTTCGCTGATATCGGGGGCATCGGCCGCATGTTCTCTAAGCTGCTCGGCGGCGGCGACAGTTCCGTTGCATCTATGTCGGTCAGCGCCGGCACCGTGATGGTCAACGGCGGCGTCACCGGCGGTGCGGCTGGCCTTGCCGGCAGTCTTTTGGGTGCGAACGAAAATGCAGTCACCGGCGGCTTAGGCGCTGCGACGACCAATCAAACGGGCGTCGCCGCACAGGCTTGGAACTTTTTCGCCGGGAAAGGCCTGAAGCCCCACCAGATCGCCGGTATTCTTGGAAATATGGGCGCTGAAAGTGCCTTCAACCCGCTCGCGGTCGGCGACGGCGGCGCGGCCCTTGGCCTCTTCCAACACAATGACCGGGCTCCAAATTTACTGTCGGCGATCGGCGGCCGTGGCAATCTCGGCAACGTCTCCGGCCAGCTCGATTTCGCCTGGAAGGAATTGCAGACCACCGAAAGCGCGAGCCTGAAAAAGCTACTGGCATCGACGGATGTTCGCGGCGCGACAGCTGCCTTCGGCGGCTTCGAACGGCCTCAAGGCTATTCCGCCGCTAACCCCGAAGGCATGCACAATTGGTCTGGTCGGCTGTCCGGCGCAGAGCAGGCACTGACTAAATTCGGCAACACCACGGCCGGCGCGACCCAGAACCTCGGCACGTTCGGCGGCGGTCTTGGCCAGCTCGGCCAAAGCCTGTCTACTTTCCCGGCAGCACCGGCAGCCAGCGGCGGCGGCGGTGGGATCGGCGGCTGGCTCTCCGGATTGTTCAAGACAGCATTCGTGCCCAACGGTGCGCAGGCAACGCTTGCCGCATCCGGCACAAAGTTCGGCCTCTATGCCAACGGCGGGATTTCAGACAAGCCAGCAATTTTCGGCGAAGGGCCAATGGCTGAAGCCGCAGTGCCTCTGCCAAACGGCCGGTCGATCCCTGTCAATCTCAACGTTCGTCAGGGGTACGGCCGAAGGGATGGAGGCTCAAGCCAGCCAGCGCCGGCCGCGATCTTCAAAACCGAGGTGCACAACTATTCGAGCGCCAAGGTCGAAACCGAGGAGACGACAGACGAGCGCGGCGGCCGCCAACAAAAATTCATCATTTCCGATGCTGTCGGCAGTGGGATCTCTCAAAAAGGTGGCGGCGGGCAAAAGGCGCTGACAGGCCAGTTTGGCGTCAAGCGGAAAGGTATCCGCCGATGACGCTTGCAGTATGGCCAACAGATTTGCCGAAGCCGGAGCGTGCCTCGTGGCAGGCCTCCCCTATGGAAGCCCGGTTGAAGCGCCAGGGCGACAGTGGACCTGCGAGCTATCGCCGGCGGTTTTCGTCGGTAGCAAAAGCCACGTCCCTATCCATAGTGGTCAGCCGTGACGGAAAGGCGATCTTCGACAATTTCTATGCTGAAGAAACGGCGCGCGGCTCTCTACCTTTCTACATGCCGGACCCGACAACCGATGGTTGGCCGCTGTTGATCCAAGACGGCTCACCGCTGCTCACCCATGACGGAACGCCGGTTCTGCTCTCAGCCGAATGGCTCTGCCTTTTCGGTGATGCCGTACCGGTTGAGGCCGTTGTTGGCGTCGCATTCCGGATCTCCTTTAGCGTGATGGTGATGCCATGAGACGCGTCTCTCTCAACGCCCGCACCGCTCAGGACGCTCAATCGACCGACGAGCTGTATGTCGCACTGTTTCACATAGAGCACCCGATGCTCGATGCACCGGTGCGGCTTTCGACGGATCCCGGCGAGCGGCTATCAGTTGATCCGCTCATGTACGGCACGCGATCGACCTGGATGGGCAGCAATCCTGTCACGGAACCATTTTTGTTCGTCCTGGTCTCGACGATGCTCCCATCGGATATCGATGACGCGCCGGCATCGGGGAGCCTCATTCTCGAAAATGTCGACAACGACGTCGCAAAGCTGCTGCGGTCGTTCACCGATCTAGCGACGGTCTCAATCGCCGTCGTTCTGGCATCATCGCCAAACCTGATCGAGGCCGAATACACCGATCTGCTCCTCACGTCGGCCGACATCACTGCCGGCGAGGTCACCCTGCAGTTTTCACGCGAGGACATCGAGGAGGAATATTATCCAACCGGCCGCATGACCAGGGATCGCTTTCCGGGGCTGCACAGATGAGCGCGCATTGGAGCACGTCCTATGTCGGCACTCCCTATCTGGAGTTCGGCCGCACTCTTGCCGGATGCGACTGCTGGGGGCTGGCCTGCGTAGTTTACGCGGCCGAGCTGGGCATCACACTCCCAAGCTACGACGGTCTTTACGCATCGACTGAGGAGCATGCTGAAATCGCAGCACTGCTGGCCGATGGAAAGTCGTCCTGGTCCCTGACATCACAGCCGAGAAGCTTTGACCTTGTTGGCTTCAGGCGTGGCAAGTGGGAAACGCATGTCGGCATCATCGTTGCCCCCGGCCTGATGCTGCATGTCGCGGCCGACGACCAGGCCAAGATCGAGAGCTACACCGCTGGTAGGTGGGGCAACCGCTCAACGGGCATTTACAGGCATTTTGAAATGGCTTCACGAGGTGCTCGATGAGCAATATTTCCGTGCTCGCAGCGCCGATGATGGATCCGGGTGTCGGACGCATCGAGATGGATATGCCAACAGGCATGACGGTCGGGGAAATCGTCGCCTCGGCTCTGCCGGGTGCCACCGGCCGAGATCTTTCTCAAACACGCGTTGCCCTGATATCTGCCGCCGGCAGCACGATTGTTGATCCGGCCCACTGGCAGCGTGTCAGACCTCGGCCGGGCGTGCGCGTCGTCATCCGGATCTTGCCCGGCAAGGATGCGCTCCGATCGGTATTGATGATCGTCGTGTCGATCGCCGCCGTCGCCCTCGGCCAGTTTTACGGCCCGGCGCTCGCCGGCGCGATCGGTGTTTCCAACGCCACCGCCAGCGGCATCATCGGGCTCGGCGTCAACGTGCTTGGTGGTTTACTGATCAACGCGCTCATCCCGCCTGCGAAGCCGAAGGACACCGAGAACAACCAGAGCTATCAGATCACCGGATGGAAAAACCGGATAGACCCCAACGGCGTCGTGCCTGATGTCATGGGCAAAATTCGCTATGCGCCGCCCTTCGGAGCAACCTCGTGGACCGAGATCGTCGGCGACCTGCAATATGTCCGCGCCGTTTTTTGTGCTGGCTATGGCCCTGTGGGGTTCTCGGAGTTTCGCCTGGGCGATACTTCTTTCTCGGAATACGACGAGATCACGTTGGAAACCCGCGAGGGCCTGCCGAGCGATGCGCCGCTCACGCTCTACACCAGCCAAGTGAACGAAGAGAACGTCGGAACTGAGCTGGCCCGCCCGATGCCACGTGACGACAAGGGCGAGGTTGACGAGGACGGCGTATCAATCGAGACGCCGATCGTGCGTACCACCGGCCCGGATGCTGCCTCGGCCTCCATCATTATTGGCTATCCGGCCGGCCTGGTTAAAATCGACGACAAGGGCAAAAAGAAAAAGGTCTCCGTCTCCATCCGGGTTCGCCAGCGGCTGGCTGGCACCGTGCCGTGGATCGACGTTCTGACGTTAAAAGTGTCGGCAAACAAGACCGAGGCATTTTTCCGCCAGCACACCTGGTCGTTTGCCGTGCGCGGCCGCTATGAGATCGAGCTGACCCGGATGACGGACGATCACACGTCCACCAATATCCAGAGCCGCACGTCATGGGTGGCGCTGCAGACCCTGCGGCCCGAATATCCATTCGCATTCGGCAAGCCACTGGCGCTGATTGCCGTCCGGATCAAGGCGACCTACCAGCTCAACGGTGGGCTCGATAACCTCAACTGCATGGTGGCCAAGCGCTGCCTGGACTGGGATGCTCCGACCCAGACATGGATCGTTCGCGAGACCAGCAACCCGGCATCGCTTTTTCGACTGGCCCTCCAAGGACCGGCCAATCCCCGGCCGGTTGCCGACAGCGGCGTCTATCTCGACCAGCTGCAGTCGTGGCACGAATACTGCACCCTCAAAGGTCTCAAGTTTGACCGAGTGCTTGAGGACGATGCCACACTACGCGACCAGTTGGCCGGCATAGCCCGTGCCGGCCGCGCGACCCAACGCCAT